ACGGCAGTAGCCCAGCGGCCGGTCCCATCCCGTGTCCTGTTCCATATGTGATCATAATCGGCGCCACGGGACAACTAGCTCAATAATTGGAAGCCGGATTTCTCGGTAAAAAAAATCTGACACTTTGGCAAGAAATCCGCGTCTCGCCCTGGTGCCGGTTTTTAAGAGTGGCATAGCGATTTCCCGCGCACGCCCACGCGCAAGAGTGGCGATTTTGGACATGGCGGGTTAGGCCAGCGGAGAACGAAACTGTTGTCTCGCTGCTTGGCAGCTTTGCACCTGTGTACTGATTGCCCCGCTGCCGATCTCGAAATTGTGAATAGAAACGAGCGCGGATCTGTTTTGGATCGCCATCAGTTTGGAAATGTTGACGGTGGCTTAATTCCCCTCGTGGTGCTCGCAGATAGTTGTGTGATCGCTGCACAATTATCTTGGTTGGCAGTTGACGTATGTGCAGAAATCAACCTATTGGCGTTGAAATTCGCCCAAGACTGGAGGAGAGGGCGGCCGCGATCTCGTCATAGCTGTGTGCGGCGGGCCCGGTGAGCGCATAAACTCGAGCGGCGTGTGCCGCACAGACCCCGATAAGGTGGCGAGCTATCAACGGGGGCTACGAGAACTAGAGCAGAAAGAGCGACCAAGCCTCGAAGTCTCGCCAATCGTCAAAAACACACCTAGACGAAATGAAGATCGATAAAACCATCAGCCGTATTGCCAAGGGTTTATCAGGGATACACGTGGACCGTGGTCCTTGTTGCTCGAGCCGGATCGCCCGCATCGGCGAGCTGAAACGGGCGCGGCAGGTGCGCTTAAGGCGCTCCGATTGCGGACCGATACTGGAATGCAGCTGTGCGTTTTTATCGGCATAACCCGCCCCTTTGGGACACGCCAACGTGGAGAAAAAGTGTAAATGGCAATCGGCAGCAGTGGCAAACCACCGAACGCGCCCTTCCGCTAGGGGCGTTGCCGCTACAGCCGCCCATCTGACGGAAGTTTTTAGCGGAGGCGGAAGTGACCAAGAAAGAAAAAATACGCTCATTCTCTGAATGGGTTAACCAACCAATCCACAAATGGGTGAGCTTCAGGCAAATTGCAGAACACTACGGTGTTTGGGTCTACGACTGGCTATGTGTCGATTTGCTTAACGGATTTTTCCCGCCCGATGATATTAAGTTCGTCCTTGAAAAGGTGTCGCTAACTGTGGAGCAGTGGCGCGAGTCATATCCTCGCGAGTGTCACAATCCTCTTTTTATTGGGCATTATCTTGCCCCCTGGCACGTCCATTGGCTCGCGTTTGAACAGTGGCGAATGCACCGGGAGGTGCCGCACTCCGTCGAATTTCAAGCTATCGACCCCACAACTGCGGCCATTAAGGCGACTCCGTCGGCGGAGCCTGTGTCGCCAGCGCCAGAGAAACCGACGCGGGTACGGGGATACTCCCACAAGAGGATCAAGGAGTTCATAGAAAAAGAAAGTGACCCCATCACCGGGAAGGTACCCGGTCGCGACGCACTTTATTTTAAGTCCAAAAAAATGGGCTTGAATATATCTCGCGAAGGGCTCGATGCTATCCTTCGAACCGAATTTAAAGGGCGGATCCGTCCACCGGGGCGGCCAAAATCCGCCCTTTAAATACGCCAAAATCGTCACCGCGTATTTTCCGCGTATTTGCCAGCGCATTTTCTGTTGTGCCATGTTGTTTTTCCGAGATCGGAGAAACGACCAAACAGAAACAACCATGTCCAAGAAACCTGCAGACAGCTCATCCCGCAGTCGGTCGAAGCCAGACCGCGGACACCTGATTGCCGTTCGGATCAGCGACGCTTTATTTGAATCGCTCAATGCTGACGCGCGGGGGTGCGATCTGGCCTTCCCTGAGGTCGTTCGAATTCGATTGAGGACCGGGTTTATCCCTGAACTGAAACCCAATAGCAGCGCCGCGTAACGCGGTTTTCACGGAAATGCCCATCAGCGGGCATTTGTCCGCGTGGCGGAGCCTTGCCTGAAAACGGAGAGATCAATGAACCTGCCCATCATTACCGCCGAGCAACGCCTTGCCGAGGAACGGGGTGTGAAGATCCTGCTGTTGGGGCCGCCTGGTGTGGGTAAGACCACGCAGCTGAAGACTTTGAAGCCCGAAGAAACCTTGTTTCTTGACGTTGAGGCAGGTGACCTGGCCGTGATCGACTGGCCTGTTGATACGATTCGACTAGACGATTGGGCAGCAGCACGCGATACGGCCGTGAGGATTGGCGGACCCAATCCATCATTCCCCGGAACGGCGTGTTACTGCGAAGCTCACTATCGTGCAGTTGGCGGGGCGCTTCCCAATCTCGGCAAATACAAAACGATCTTCATTGACAGCTTGTCGGCGCTCGGACGGATTTGCTTCCGGTGGTGCGAGCACCAACCTGAAGCGACTTCGGCGACCACAGGTCGAAAAGATACACGCGGCGCGTACGGGCTGCTTGCGCGCGAAATGATTACGTTTCTCAATCAACTACAGCATGCACGCGCCAAAAATGTGGTCTTCGTCGCGATTCTTGAATGGGTCGTTGATGAGCGCGGTCGTGGCGAGTGGGCTATCCAGCTTGAAGGCGCAAAAACCGGACGTGAGCTACCTGGGATCATCGATGAGGTGGTTACTTATCAGTTTCTGAACTTCGGCGACAACAAGCCCACGCAACGCGGCTTTGTCTGCACGTCCCCCAACGTGTGGCTATACCCCGCCAAAGATCGAAGCGGGCGACTTCGACAGCTTGAGGAGCCGGACCTCGGCACGCTGATCGCCAAACTTTCACGAGTTTCACCTGAGCAGCAAACGCTCAAAGTTCAACCAGCAAACTAAGGAGGCTTAAATGAAAGCTGATCCCTAAACTTTCACGAGTTTCACCCAAACAGCAAATGCTCAAAATTGAAGCATAGGAGCCTTAAAATGGCAATAAACCTAAATCTTAACAACGTCGGGAAGCAACTCACTTTTGAAGTGATCCCCGACGGCACGATCTGTGAAGTCAAAATGTACATCCGGCGTGGTGATGCCGATGTAGATGGTGTCATGAAACGCTTCGCTGAGGGTGCTTGTCGCGGTCTTGATTGCGAGTTTGTGATTGAGGCGCCTGAAGATTATGCAGGCCGCAAAATCTTCAAGTCGATGGTTCTTGAAGGCACGACCGACGGTCACGCCAAAGCCGCCGACATCAGCCGCAAGATGCTTCGCGCCATTGTCGACTCCAAACATGGACTCAAACATAACGACGAGAGCGCCGCGGCGCGTGCTAAGCGTGAAGTCAGTTCCCTCCTGGAGTTCGACGGTGTGCGGATCATGGTCCGCGTGGGTGTCGAGCCACCGAAGGGCGGTTATCCGGCTAAGAACATCGTTAGTCAGATCGTCGCGCCTGATATGCAAGAATGGCGTCAGCTACCCCAAGATCCAACAGATCTCCCGCCAAGTGGAGGTGGCTCCAGCACTCCACCTGCGAACAATGGCAGCGCTATTGAGCGACCAGCGTGGGCGGTGTGATGGCCGAGATCTCTCGTCTAGAGGAAGCGTGGCAACGACGGGCAACTGCCGCGGCCATCAAAGCAGCTCGGGGCCTCATTGGCCCCGGGCGCGCCATCCCCGCAAAAACGCCCGTGGGGATGCTGACAGATGTTGACTTCGGTTGGCTGATTTGTGCGGTCATATTCGCCTGGATTTCGACTCGTGCTGAGCAAGTAGCCAATGAAGGTCTCAATCAAATTGAGGCCGCAGCTCGTACCGCCCCGCTAAAGGACGGCCTCGACGCCTGCGATGTTGGCGCGATCGCCGCAATTCTGCCGATACTCTTTGAGCAAGCGCCTATTGATTGGGCCAAGCCCCTCAAGGACTGGTCTAAGGCCGAGATGATCACATTCCTGTCGCGGGCGGTTACGCTCGTCAACACAGCGATGGAGGCACGAGAGCGCGCAGGATGACAGTTGCAACAGACACATTGAAGGCAGCCGACAACGCGGCCGCGCGAATGCTGGCGCAATGGCCTACCACAGAAAATCGAGAAACAGAGCCAGGAGTATTTCGCCGATCAGGCGATTTGCCGTCTCGCGGCTCGTTACACAAGGATGCACATAATGGGCATCAACTTGAACCGGCGGTCGCTCTCAGTTGAGCCGATCAACGTCACGATCAACGAACTGATAGAGCGGGCTGAGCCGCCAGAGGAAAACACGCGACAATATCTTGGCGCATCGTCCATTGGTTCCGAATGCCTTCGCCGTGTTCAATACGATTGGATGGTTGATGCGAAACATAAGTCGCGCACGCGCGACATCTTTGCTCGTGGACACTTTTTCGAAGAATTGAGCCGCCAACATCTGATCCGTGCGGGGTTTGAATTCGCGCCAGCAAATGAACAGGACCACTTCGAAACTGCCAACGGCACGTTTCGCGGCCATGCAGACGGTGTTATTGTCAAAGGACCGACAATTCCAAACCTGCTCTATCCTTGTGTATGGGAGCACAAAGCCCTGGGGCGCAAGGGTTTCCAAGACATCGAGCGTGACGGCTTAGAGAAGGC